TCGCAGGCGTGGTCCAGTCAACCTCGAACAGCGTGAACGCCGCGTGGTCCCACTTGCCGGTGATCAGCTCGCTGCGCACGATGCCCAAGGCGTCGTCCGGTAGGATCTGCAGCTCGGCGTTGCCCACCGCCAGGCCCGTGCTGGTGGCCAGACCGCTGACGTTCAGGCCGGCGGCCTGGTACGTGTTGCCAGACACCACCAACGGCACGTCCAGGCTGGTGTAGCGCAGCACCGTGGCGTCGAGCCGGGTGATCGTGATGCACTGCGCCAGCGTCTGGCTGCTCTGCGCGTAGTGCGTCAGCAGGCCGGCGGGTATGGTCTTGCTCATCTTGTCACCATCACGCCAGCGGGTCTTCGACCAGCGGCACGCTGTCGAGCGAATACAGCAGCGTGCCGTTGCCCTTGCGCTCGACGATCTGCGCTTCGAACCGGTCGGTGGCGTAGCGCATCGGCACGTCGAATTCGCCCGACCAGGTGAGGTTCGCCGCCGTCTTTGGCGTCACCGTGGTCACGATGCCGGTGACGGTGTTGAGCGTGTAGTCGGTCGTCAGCACCAGCGTGGCGCCGGAATTTTTCAGCACAAAGCCCGCCGCGATCGGCTTCTTGATCGTGCGGTCTTTCGACACTGCGCCGTTGCTGTAGCGCTTCACGAGCTGGAACGTGGTCGACGTGATGCCGCTCACCACGCCTTCGGTGATGAGTGCGGTGAAGTCGCTCCAGTCCTTGAACCGAAAGCCGTGCTGCTGCCCGTTCATCGCCATGAAGTGCGCGCGCAGCAGGTCAAGCTCTTGCTGGCGGCGAACGGCGTGGCTGACGTTCCACTCGTGCAGCATGTTGCTGCGCCGCGCGTTGCGCTTTTCGCGCCCGCTTTCCACCACCACCACCTCGGTGGAAAAGCCGGCGCCCCCGGTCGCGCCGAGGCTGATTTTTTCCGGGAAGCGAGGCGACTCGAAAAAGCTCATCGCCTACATTCCCCGCCGCGCGCGCTGCAGCCCGCGCGCCGCTTCGGCAGCGGCCTGCAAGCCGGTGCGCGAATCGACCGAGCCCTGCACCTTGAAATTCTGGTGCACGATCATCGGCCGGTTGCCGCCCGTGCGCGCCGGCTGCACCGTCACCCCCGTGCGCCCGCCGAACACCGGCTCGGGCCCACGCTCGCCCGTCATGCCCCATTGCCCGGGCGGAATGAAGCCACCCGCCGCGAAGCCCCCTGCGAACAGGCCCTTGAAGAAGTCGCCCGCCTGGCCCACCAGCCCGGCGCCCGTGCCGCCCTTCGCGTCGCCGCCGAACAGGCTGCGCGCCAGATCGGCCGCGATCGCTTGAGCAATCAGCCGATTGATCATGCTGATGAACGATTGTTCGATGCCCTTGAAGTTGCCCTCCAGCGCATTGGCCAGCCCGTCGCCGAGGGTTTGCTGCACGCCTTCGGCCAGCTTCTTCTGGAAGCTGTCCATTTCTTCGAAGCCCTTCTTCGTCTTCGCAATCGACTCGTCGAATTTGTCTTGCGCGGCGAACTGGGCGCGGCCGTAGGTGTCCCAATCGATGGCGCCTTGCTGCAACAGCTTGTTCAGCCGGTCAATCTCTGCACCCAGCACCTCCACCGGCGTGCGCGTGGCTTCGAACACGCGCGCACCCTCTTGCGCAAGCGCCTTCTGTTCGGCCGCGAACGCCTTCACCTGCTCCGCTTCGGCCTTGAGCTGGCTTTCGAGCCGCTTCGATGCGTCGATTTGCTCTGCGCGGGCCAGGATCTGCTCTTGCAGCGCAGGCGTCAGCCCCTTGAGCCCGCCCGCGGTTTCGATCAGCGCTTTCTCTGCGGCCGTGAGCTTGTAGGTTTCGTCGACCTGTTTGGTCAGCGCATCGAGGTAGCGCTGCGCCTCGCTGGTTTGCTCTTGCTGGGCCTTGATGGTGCTGCCGGCCAGGCTGGGCGCGGCTTGCTTGCCCGGCGTGAAGCCGCGGTCTTCCTGCCGGCGCAGGCTGTCGTTGAGCGGTTTGTCGATCTGCAGAATGCGCCGCTCGAGTGCGTCGAGCTCGGCGCGCGCGCGCACGCCGTCTTCCTTCACCGCGACGCTGATGGCCTTGAAACCGTCAATGTCCAAACGCGCCAGCGCACCGGCCTGCGCGGCCAGCGCACCCAGCTCGCGGCCCACCGCGTTGAACACGAACACCACGTTCGCGCCCACCACGGCGATGGTTTCGAACACGGTGCGCACGCCATCGGCAATGACGCGAAACGCTTCCGAATTCTCGGTGGTCCGCAAGATTTCATCCGCCACCGCCTGCAGGCCCGGCAGCAACTCACCCGCGAGGGTGCGCCCGAGCCGGCCGGTCTGAAACCCGATCTTGCCAAGCGTGTCATTGAACTCATCGGCCTGGCGCGCGGTTTCGGTGGTCACGCCGCCGAACCGCTGGTAATAGGCAATGTTGTCCTGCAGCGCCTGGCCGCCGTCGCGCAGCAGCGGCAGAATGCTCTGATAGCTCTTGCCGAACAGCGCATTGGCCAGCGCCGCCACCTCGGGTCCGTCGGCATAGGTGCCGAACTTGGCGGCCACGGCGGCAAACACCGCGTCGGCGCTGCGCGCGTTGCCGCCCGCGTCTTTGATCGACACGCCCAGCAGCGCGAACGCTTGCGCCGCTTCCTTGTCGCCCGCCGCCGCCTTGGCAATGCTCAGGTTGAGCTTGCCCAGCGCGCTGGCCGTGCCGTCCAGGTCACTGCCCGCCTGGCTGGCCGCAAAGCCAATGCCGCCTAGCGTTTCCACCGTGATGCCGGTGGCCTTCGACAGATCAAGCAGGTGGTCGGCCGCGTCGATGCTGCTTTTCGTCAACGCCACCAGGCCCAAAGCGCCGGCCGCCGCACCGGCGCCGATCAGTGCCCCGGCCTGCGAAAACACGCGCGCCATTTCGTCGCGCGCCTTCTGTGCATCACGCTGCGCCTTGTCGAGCCCGCGGGTGTACTCGGCCGCATCGAGGCCGAGCGATACAACCAGGCTACCGAGACTCGTTGCCATCCGCCGCCACCTTTTTCCGTTTCTTGCCCAGCACCCGCACACCCACGCCACCGGCAATCGACCCCAACGCCTGCGCGCCGCTTTCCGCACTCAGTGCCGGCCCCTCCAGGGGCGGCGGTGCGAACAGGTCGAAATCCAGCAGGCTCACCTTGTTGCCCGCCACCTGCGCCACCACCGAGGTGAGCTGCGCCAGCATCAGCTCAAGCCGGCGCGGCCACAGCGGCTTGCCGCGCAGCGCCCACTCGGCCACCTCGCGCTCGGTGATGCGCCGCGACAACTCGTCGGCCGGCACCGCAAAGGCTTCGGCCAGCTCGAGCAAAGTGCGCCGTCGCGGCGTCAGGCTTTTCCCAGCGCTTCGGCCTCGGCGTTGCTGGCCACCACGCCATTCGCTTCGCGGTGCGCCTTGAACACTGCTTCGTTCACGGCGCCTGGGAGGCGCGACAGCATCAGCACGTCCGATGCGTTGCCAATGTCGTACAGCGGTACGCCATCCGCGTCGCACAGCACGGTGGCAAGCAGCCGGCCGATTTCGCAGCCGTCGTCGGCGCGCGCCGCCTCAAGCGCCTTGCGCGACACGTCGGAATCGAACGCCGTCATCACGCGCACGTACACCCGGCCCAGGCCGGACACGTCCACCGAATGCGGGCGCGGCCCACTGGCGGCGGCAATGAGGGCCTGCAGCGCTTCGCGCCCGGCCGCCACGTTCGCTTGAGCCTTGCTCACGCTGCAGTGACGAAAATTTCGCCCGTCAGCTTGATGGTGGCCGATGCCGTCCACACACCGTTCACCGAGCCCTGGAAGCTGGTGGCCTGCACGTAGCCCAACATCACCACCTTGCCGCCGGTGCCGGGGAAGGTGATGCGAAACGCCGTGATGGCGCCGCTGATCTTGGCAGCGCGCAGCGCGGCCTGCACCACCTCGTTGCCGGCCCAGTTGAAGTCGAGCTGCAGCGAGCCCGAGTCGCTCAGGCCGATCTCGAACTCCTTCGCCGTCGAGCAGATGCTGGTGACCTCGATTTCATCGGCCTGCCCGTCTTGCTGGTTCGCGCCGGTGAGCTCGCAGAACGGGCTGAACGTGGCCACCGTGGCGGTGCCGCCGCTCACGTAGGCGGCATAGGCCGAAGCGTCGGTGCCGGCCAGCTCGAACGTGTTCGCGGTCGGGTCGTCGACCACGTACTTGTTGCCGTTCAGCTCGATCATGCCCACCACCGCGGCGATGGTCACCACGTCGGCCTCGGCGATGCCGTGCGCGGTGGCAGTCACCACCGGCGGGTTGGCCGCCGTGATGGCGGTGATGGTGTCGGGCGAACCTGCGCCCGTTTCCACCGCGAAGGTGGACCCTTGGAATTTGTAGCGCTTGCCGACGGCCATGGTGAAAGTCCTTTCAGGTCAAAAAGATGGCCCGCGCTGGCTTGCGAAAGCCAAGGCGGGCCGAGGTGGAGTGAGCGGGGTACGGGTGGTGAAACTACGGGTGGTCAAACGTCAGGTCTGCGAAGACGGGTAGATCACGTAATCGATGCGCGCGCGGAACGTCCTGGTTTCTTCGTCGTACTCTTCGCCGTCGCCGTCCCACAGCGCGGGCGTAGCGAACGGCACCATGGCCGCCAGCACCGCGCCTCGCAACGTGCGCAGCGCCGTGTAGGTGGTGGCCACCAGGTCGAGCTGCACGCGCACGTCGGCGGTGGCCTCACCGCTGTCGCCGCACACCGTGGCGCCGGGCTCGGCACCGATCAGCGTGTACCGAATGGCGGGCCAGGTGGGCAGCGCGCCCGAGGGTTGCCAGAACGTGAGCGGGTACACGCGGTTGGACACCAGCGTTTTCAGCGCGTCGAACAGGTCGCTTTCCAGGCTCATGGTTTGAAGCTCACGACTTGCTGCCCTTCGCGGCGCGCGCAATGCCCGCCGCGAGGTTCTTTTTCATCGCGTCGATGGCCTTGCCCAGGCTGCTTTCGAAGGCCGGCCGCAGGAACGGCTGCGCGGCTTGCTTGACGGTGCCGAACTCTTGCAGCGCGCCCACGCGCGACGCGTAGCCATACTTCTTTTTGCCGCGCACCGCCACGATGTGCTCGGCCGTGTGGCTGGTGTTGCGTAGCCGCTTGCTGATGATGTTGCGCGCAATGTTGCCGGGCTGCACCAGCACATCCTCGAATTCATAGGGCTCGTCGGCCACCGGGGCCAACTGCTTGGCACGTTTCTTCACCACCGCCGCCGCCGCTGCGGTGGCACGCGCGGCCAGCTTCAATTTCACTTCGCTCGACAGCAGGTCAAGCCGGGCCTGCAACTCGCGCAGGCCCGTGACCTTGATGGTTTGCGCCATGCCGTTCAGCCCGTGTTGGTGCCGCTGCGGCACATGATTTCCAGCGCGTCGCCCAGCGCGTACTGGTTGGCCAGGCTGACGATGTTGAGAATGGTGCTGCCGTGCCGGATGCGGTGCTTCGGCGTGATGGCCATCATGTCGGCCGACCAGCGCACCCGAATGCGCGTGTCCATGTCGGCCAGCACCTGGTCGGCGTTGAGTTTCTCGCGCCCGGTGAGCGGCTGCACCTGGGCCCACACGGTGACGCCCGCAACCCAGGTAATCGTCTCTTCGCCGTTCGCCGCCTGCACCACGCTGGGCGTGTCGAACGTGATGAGCTGGTCGAGCTGGCCGGCGTTCATGCTGTCGGGTCCATCTCAGGCCAGGCGCACCTGATACGCGTCGAGCAGGCCGTCGGTGAACCGGCCCGGCAGTTCGGCCACGCTCAACCCCTGCGCGAACAGTTCGCGGTGGCGGTACAGCGCGCCAATGGTCAGGTGCATCCAGTCTTTGATGCCATCGGGCACCGCAGCAGCGGCGCCGTAGCCGGCCACGAACGTCACCGTCACGGCGTTCGGCCGCGCGTCGGTCACGGGCCACACGGCACCGTCAGCCCGGCAAACGCGCGCCGGCTCGCTGGCGGCGTCGACCACGTAATTCGCGCCGGCCAGGGTTTGCGTGGCGCCCGCGTCGTCGACATAAGCGATGCTGGTGACCGACTGCAGCGGCACGCGCTCGATGACGATCAGGCCGCAGGCCGGAAAACAGTCGAGCGTCATCGCCAGCGTGGCCGTAACCAACTGCCGCCCGGTGCGGTGCTGCGCGGCCTGCGTGGCGCTGGCAATCAACCGGGTGATCAGCGCGTCTTCGGCGCTGTGCGACACGCGCAGGTTGAGCTTGGCTTCGGTCAGGGTGATCACGGGGTCACCCACATCGGGCGGCGTAACGACGGTGATGGGCCCGCTGCGCATGGAGTGGCTCACTTCGCGGCGGCTTTCGCGCGCGGTTTGATGGATGGTGAGCGCTTGGCCGCGGGCGCTTCGGGTTCTGCGTCCGCCAGCGTCTCAACGTCACCGACCACGGCGCCGTCGCCGACGCTCTGCGCCTCGAACTCGCCTTGCGTGGCCGGCACCGCAACACGCCGATGAACCCAGCGCGCGCAGGAATCTTCGCGCAGCGCGTACACGCGGCCCGCCGCGAACTGCTGCGGCGGATCTTCGCTGGTGGATGCGTCGTGCGTGAACTTGATGTAGTGCATGGGCGCTCCCCAAATGCCCCGAGGCGCCTGGCCCCGGGGCGTTTGCTGCTGCGGTTTGATCAGCCGACCACTTCGTCAACCGACGTCAGGTCGACGTCAGTGGCCGGGCCCCGGCTCGGCGCGTAGCCGAACAGGAAGCCGCCCGAGTCGCTGGCGGCGGTGGCCACCGTCATCGACAGGCGCACGAACGCGAAGCCGTTGTCGACATCGAGTTCTTCAGGCTTGACGTTGATCCAGGCCTGCTTGTTGTCGTCCGCGCCCGCCTGCGTGAGCGCGGTGATGGCCTTGCCCGTGATGTCTTTCGCGCCCGCACCGCCCGAGCTGGTGGCCTGCTCGAGCTTGGCATTCACAGTGCTGGTGGCCACCATGTCGCCCACGCTGACCAGGGCGGCGAGCATGGCGAAGTTCTTCGCCGATACCCATGCCGTGGTGTAGGTGCCAGCCGCGTAAGCGTCCGGGTCGATGACGCCAGCGAGGGCGAGCAATTCTGTCGCTTTTCCGTTCAGTTGCATGAAATTCTCCAAAGGGGTTGAATTGAAAATCGCCGCTCACGGGGTCGCGCCAGCGACCCCGTGTTTCGTCTGTGGAGCGAAGCGGATCAGGCGCGGTCAGCCAAGAACACGAACGGCGACAGCGTGTCGCTGCCGTTGTTCGGCGTCACGGCCGCGGCCAGCACCGGCTTGGCGTCGACGCGGAAGATGAACCGGAATGCGTTGATGCCCTGGTCGAAATACAGGTGCATGCTCGACGCCGACTCAATGCCGCCCGCCTTGGTGATGCTGCGCACATAGCGCCAGTTCACGAAGCCGATGTCGCCCACGTCGCCCACGATCTTGCTGTGCTGCTGGCTCATGATGGGACGGCCCAGCAACATGCCCATGGGCGCGTTGGCAATGCCGGCACTCGGTGGCGTCCAGATCGGCTGATTCCCGATCGTCATCACGATGAGCTGCGGCAGCACCATCGGGTTGATCAGCCACACCGCGTCGCGCGGGTTGATCTGGCGGGCGTACATCTTGGCCACGTTGGTGGCCACCACGCTGTCGGCCGCCTGGCCCACTTCCTTGGCCACGTCCACCCGCGCCGCGCTGGTGAACACGCCCTCGGGCTGGCCGGCACCGGTGCCGACGAACAGCGCGTCGTTCGTTTTCCAGCGAATCGACTCGGCCGCTTTCTCTCCGATGTAGCCGCCCAGGGCGCCCGCATCAGCTTGCAGCTCATCGGTGACTGGAATCAGCGCAAACAGCTTGTTCAGCCGCAGCGTGTTGACCTGGCCCTTGGGCTTGGTGGCGGTGGCGCTGGCGGCCTCAGCTTCCCAGTACGCGCGAATGCCGTCGCTGCCCCAGGGCGTGGTCTCGTCTTTCGGGTAGCTCATGCTGTTGCCGGAGACCGGGCTGCCGCTGGTCATCGGCAGGAACGCATCTTCGCCGAGCGAATGGCGCCACACTTCGGCCGAATACTCGGGCGGCACCAGGAAGCCGCCGTCCGACACGCTGCCCTCGTTGCCGTAGGTGGTGGCCGCCGCGCCGATCAGCAGCCGCTCGTCGCGCGCGCCCTGCATCTGGTAGCGGTAGGTGGCCGACACGAAGTCGCCCATGGTGCGGAAGCCATGGCGCGGGTCAGCCGCAGCAGCGGGCGCAGCGGTGATGTACGCGCCTTCGCGAATCTCGACCGCGCCGCCCATCGAGCGCTCGGCCTCGATGGCGGCACGCTCTTGTTCGATCGCCGCATTCACGGTTTCGGCCTCGGCCTTGAGCGCATCGAATTCCGCCGACTGGGTTTCGGTGAAGAGTGCTTCGCCGGCAGCGGCACGAATGGCCTTCATTTTCTCGACGGCCACGGTTTTGCGCTGTAGCAGCGCTTGAAGTCGTTTGTTCATGGGTGAAAAGTCCTTGAGTTGGGTTCAGAAACAATGAAGCCCGCGGCTGGTTAAAGCGGCGCGGGCCGGTGGGTCACAGACAGTGGCGGCCGTGGGGCCGAGGCCGCGCACACCAAAGGGTGGGCGCGGCTTGGGTGGAGCTGTCAGGCCTCCAGGATGCTGATGTCGCGCTGCGCCTGGTGCGCCGACATGCCGGCGCTCTTGCGCCGGCCCTTCGCGTACCGCGAAATCGTGTTTTCCAGCGTGTCGATGCGGTCGGCCATGCCCGCCTGCACGGCGTCTTTGGCCAGGCGCATGCGGCCCTGGCCGAAGGCCTCGCCGCGCACTGCTTCCAGGCCCGCGCCACGCCCGCGCGCGACCGCCTTCACGAACGCGCTGTAGTAGCCGTCGACCATGCCTTGCAGGTGCGCGCGCGCCTCGTCGTCGAGCGGGCCGGTGTCGTTGCCTTCGGCCTTGAACTTGCCGGCGGTGATGAAACTCTTTTTCATGCCGAGCTTTTCGTAGGCCGCGCTGGCGTCGACGTGCGCGGTGATCACGCCGATGCTGCCAACGCTGCCTGATGGCGTGATGACCAGCTCGGTCGCCTGGCTGGCCAGCCAGTAGGCACCCGACGCGGCGATGGAGTTGGCCACCGCGACCACGGGTTTCGATTCGCGCGCTGCAAAGACGGTATCGGCCAGTTCCTGCACGCCGAAGGCGCTGCCGCCGGGCGAGTCGACATCGAGCACGATGGCCGATACGTTCGGGTCAGCCGCCGCGGCGCGCACCGCCTGCGTGAGCCGCTCGGTGCTGGTCAGCGGCCGGCTGGTGTTTTCGGCCTCATGGGCACGGTGCGTCAGCACGCCATAGACCGGGATCACCGCCACCGCGCCGCCGCCGGCCGATGCGCCCATCGCAGCGGCCGATTCGCGGCGCTGCGCGGCGGCTTGCGGCGCGTCGCCGATGGCGGCGCGAATCTGCTCATCGCTGAGCCGGTCCCCGGCAGACCAGCGCACCAGCACGCCGGCCATCAGGTCGAGCGTGCTGGGCTCAAGGGCCCAGGGTGTGAGGCAAAACGCGGAAAGTAGGCGAAACATGGTGGGGGTTGTCCTTTCGTCCATCAGCTCATGAGCATCATCTGTTCGTCGGTCAACTGCGCCCGCGTCGGCCGGCGCGTGATGCGTGCCGCGCCGAACCGCACCCCGCCGACCACCGCCACCGCACCCAGCACCACCGCAACCATGGGCAGCCCGAACGCTTCGGCAGACTGCACCGCGCCCACGCCGCCAATTCGGTGCGCGCGGCGCTGCAGGTCTTTCAGAACCGGGAAGCTGCCGGTGGGCAGGTAGCCGGTGGCCTGCGGCTCGACGCGGCACGCCCCAAACGCCTCAGCACTGCCAATCCCGGCGCAATCAATGTCGTGCGCCGCGCCGGCCACCGATACCACCGGCTGGCCCAGCGCTTCCGCCGATGCGATGCCGGTGCAATCAATCTCAAGCACCAGCGCGGCCAGGCCGAAGGCTTCGGCGCTTGCGATGCCTGCAACGTCAATCGTCGCGCCTGCACCTGCGACGGTCGGCTGCCCGAACGCTTCCCCGCTGGCAATGCCTGCGGCGCCCACGGTGGCAGCCACCACCGCAGCGCCGAATGCCTCAGTGCTGGCAACCCCTGCCGCCAGCACTGCGGCCTGCACCGCTGGCTGGCCTGTTGCCTCGGCGCTGGCAATACCCGCCGCCGCAACGATCGCAGCAACGTCCGGTGCCCCGAATGCCTCTGCACTCGCCACACCCGCACCCGCCACACCAGCCACGACCGCAGGCGCACCGAACGCCTCGGCGCTCGCAATGCCAGCCGCTTCAATGACCGCCGCAACGCTTACCGTCGGCTGGCCGAATGCCTCAGCACTGGCAATGCCCGCCGCAGCCACTTGCGGCGCCAGCGCGGCACCGCCAAACGCCTCGGCACTGGTGATCTGGCCAGCGCCGGTGATGCTGGCTGCGCCGCCTCCCGCAGCCGCCAGCGGCAGGAACGGGTCACCCAACCGAACGTTGGCGATCCAGTTCCTGCTTTTGTGCCCGCCGCCGATACGGATCGGCATGGCCGTTTACCCCCGAACGGTCGAGAACTCGCCGTTGTACGTCGTGGCAGTCGTGGCCGACTTGTTGACTTCGAGCAGCGCCATGCACGCGTCGTCGAAGATGCGGCGCAGGTTCACGCTCGTGGTCAGGCCGTCCTTCTCGCATGCGAAGTTCGCGATGCCGCAGGGCATCCACGCGATCGGGTGGCCGATCGTGAAGTCAATGGCCCCAGAGGCGACGGCTGCGCTGCATTGCATCTGGTCGAGCTGCTGGATACCGGAGTCACCGGTCGCGAGCGGGCAGAACCACGAGCCCGCCGGATGGTCGAGTCGGTTGACGATGTTGGCCGAGTTACCGGTGACCGAAGGCAGCGTGGCAGCCGCGTTGCCGTTCTGGTCGGTATAGGTGCACACCGTCCAGTTGTGCGCCGTCGCCGGGAGCACGGTGCGGCACTCGATGAACAGGAAGTTGCCCTGCGCCGAGTCGGCCGCGCCATCCGTGGTGCCCTGGTAGCGCGTGGGCACACCGGTGACCGCTTCCGTCGCCGTGCTGTTCATGGTCTTCGTGACGCTGAACAGTCGGTCGTAGAGCAGCAGCGTCATCGCTGCGACCGACGACGTCGGGTTGCCGAACAAGAAGTGTTGGGTGCCGCTGCTCGGGTTGTCGAACACCCACGAGCCGGTGGTGGCGTCGGTCGGAACCGTGCCGCCAGGAGCAGCCGCCGCCGCCGCGCCCGCAGCGGGCTGCGCACCGACGAACCACAGTGTGTTCGTGGAATTCACCACACCCGTCGTGCCGGTCTTCTGAAATGCAAAGTGCCGGTCGCCACCCGCGAAGATGGCCGCGATCGCGGCGTCGAACGAACCAATCGCCCCGCGCATCCGCCGCCCGATCAGTGTGCCGGCCAGTCGTGCCCGCTGTCGTCTGCGCATGCGGTTGACGATCGCCTCAGCCCGGTCGGCGGCAGACAGGTCACTGCCGGCGTTGATGCGGCCGACAAAATC